GCCAACAAATAATTCGGGTAGTAGAGGAGTCAGGTTTATCTCGCTGGCCTTGGACGCTAGAGCACGCAGGTTCGAATCCTGCTTACCCGACGAGGAGACTGTTACTAATTCATAGTCCTTATGTGACGACGGAAGCATAGAATTAGATTTGCCCTCTAGGCTTTAAAGTGAAGCACCTAGCTTTTAACTAGGGTAAGAAGGAGCATTACCTTCAGGGGGTACGAGAAAGGAGTTTATTAAATTTTCTTCTGTAATAGAGTTACTAACATTACTGATCATAAGAGATGTAGCTTGAAAAACTTAATTGGCATTCTGGGAAGACAGAAAAGCTTGCCTCGTTGGCGTAATGGAAGCGTATTTGTTTTACATGCAAAGGGCGATAGTTCGATTCTATCACGAGGTACAAAAGGGGACTAAAAGTCGTTCGGATACGGCAACGGGACTGTAAATCTCGTCCAATTGGGAGTGGTTCGAGTCCACTAGGCCCCACGAGGCGGAACGCAAACCGAAAGAAAGAAACAGGAAAAATGAGCGTAGTTTAATGGTAGTACGATCCTTGAGTTCTATAAAAACTCTAAAAACGGCAAGGGCCTTTTGTATAGCTGGTGCGTACGCTAGTCTGAAGAACTAGAGGAACAGGTTCGATTCCTGCAGGGCCCACAAACTCTTAAACTAATGGAGCCCGAAAGGGGACCTAGAAGCAGTGAGACAGACATGCAAAGAGACTCACAAGGTTTGCAACTCAAATTTAGTTTAAGACTTCTAAAAGTTGATACAATGTAATGATTGGCCAGACGGGCCCGGCAGGAACTCCGGGTAAAGATTAAGTTCAACCGGTGTCAATGTTAAAGAAAGGGAAGCGTTCATATTAACCCCGCTAGACTGATTAACTGCAGTAAAGGTTTAGAGTGATGCCCTCGGATGCACTTAGCACCTATGGGTAGTTTTAGAAGTAAAATAAATTACGATGCAGGTGCAGTGACTGTCTCATGAGCAGTATCGGGAGATATCCCCTCTGGAGGTTCGAGTCCTCTAATCGTAACAAATTATTCCTCTCTCGTATAAAGGTTATTACGGGTGACTGTTAATCACTTTATCGAGGTTCGAGTCCTCGGGGAGGAGCAAAACTACTGAAATTGAATGATACGAGCCTCCAAAGTTCGAAAGGAGTCAGGCGGTAGTTTAAATGCTCGTATAGGTGTTAGGGTCGCCCCCAAAGCACTGACTGGGATGATGATGGTAAGGAATTACTGCCCAATATTCTAGATAAAGTATGGTAAGTGTCTGCGCAGGTAGTCAGAAAGGCTGGTTCGATTCCAGCTATGAGCTCAAAATTGCTCCTATAGTAGAATGGTTATCACACATCTCTGATAAGGATGAAATGGAAGTTCAATTCTTCCTAGGAGTACAAAAATGGAAAGTAAATCAACATGGTGTTGAATCCGCCTGCTAAGCGAGATGTTCGAGTAATTGGATTCAGTTCGATTCTGATTCTTTCCTCTAAGTTAGAACTATGCCCGGGTTAAAATGTGGCGCTATAATAGACACTCGAGATAACTATTACAGAAACGGATACAAAGGCTTCAGGTAAATCCTTAACCCGGAGATAGTTTTAATTTAACTACCGATTGATCTAGGATCGAGAATATCTCATAAGTATTCTCAGACAAGAGCGTAACTTGTAGTCGGTACAATATGGTGTTTGAAGCTTTTTAGTGAAGTGCAAGGCTGTGAACCTTGAGAAGACGGGGCAGTACCGTCCTTACACCCAAAAAGACCCCTGTGGTGAAATGGTAAACACGCTGATTTTAAGCGTCAGTGCTCAGGCTTGCTGGTTCGAGTCCAGTCAGGGGTACAATTGGTCTTATAGTTTAATTGGAAAAACTTATCGCTACGAACGATAGAACGTAGGTTCGACTCCTACTAGGATCTCAACTGCCCTTATAGTTTAATCGGAAGAATAAAACGCTTCTAACGTTTTGGTCCTGGTTCGAGTCCAGGTAGGGGTTCAAAAATACGTCACAGGCTAAGGTAGCCAAACAGTCTCCAAAATTGTAGGACAAGGTCCGATTCCTTGGTGGCGTGCAAAATCAATTGTTTCATTTAAAATTAAAATCATGAGTAAGTATCAAAAAACACTAGTAGTAGACTCCAGCTTTACAGCCAGGGCGGTCATAAGTGCAGAAAGAGCATTCGTGATTCATTATAAGGGAAATGCTGAGATAATAGCTGAACACCCCGAAACTTTTGGGTTAGTAAACCCAAATTTACATATCAACAAACCATCTATTATAAGGGTATTTAAGTATGTAAGGCAAAATTTACACAAAGTTCCTTTAACACGAGAAAATGTTTATCGAAGAGATAATTATGAGTGTGTTTATTGTGGTAGCAGTAATCAAAAAACTTTAACATTGGATCATGTTATACCTCAATCAAAAGGGGGGAAAAATGCTTGGGGTAATTTAGTAACAGCTTGTCGTTCATGTAACCATGCAAAAGCAGATTTAACATTAGAGGAATATGGTAAAGAAATACCAGAACCAAAACGACCACATTATTTAATGTTATTAAGACAAATTACAGACATTCCAAAAGAATGGGAAACATTTTTGTTACTTTAACTGGGATACCAGAAATATGGTTCGTATATTATAGTATAAGAGGGGTAGGATGGTCTTGGAGGCCGGCAGGATTGCAAACTCTGCAGAGTAAGTTCGATTCTTACCTTACCCTCAATAATTGCCCGGGTGGTGGAATTGGTAGACACGACGGCCTTAGAAGCCGTAAACTGAGAGTTCGAGTCTCTCCTTGGGTACAAGTATAGGACCTGGTTACAGGATATGAGTTTCTTAATTGAACAGAAGGACCGGAGCACTGGTCGCCTATAATAAAACATTAGAGTTAGCTTATAGAAAAGCATACAGGGACTATGCCTGTAGAAGGGATTCAAATAACCGCTCTAATTAATTTGCTTCTTACGCACAAATGGTGGTGCACCGGATTTGTAACCCGGAATAGAGCCAGTTCGATCCTGGCAAGAAGCTCAAAATTTACCTCAGAGAGGTGCAAGATTTGTGTACTGAGCGTCTTCCTAGTATGACAAATCCGTAATGATGACTCGCAAGGTCATTAATCCCAAGAGTAAAAGGACGTGAGGGATTGGGTAAATTTTAATTGCGACTATCGTATAATGGTCATTACTTCAGACTTCCAATCTGAAGATGAGAGTTCGATTCTCTCTAGTCGCTCAACTTGCTGCCATCGTCTAACGGCTAGGACCTATGGTTTTCATCCATAAAATCGGAGTTCGATTCTCCGTGGCAGTACAAAATGGGGTCATAGCTCAACTGGCTGAGCGCTATCCTTGCACGATAGAGGATGTGGGTTCGAATCCCATTGGCTCCACAAAAGGTCTATTCGTTCAACGGCTAGGATACTACCCTGTCACGGTAGGGATGAGAGTTCGATTCTCTCATAGACCGCTTATAAATTGCGTTAAAGTGTAAAGGTTGCATCCTGGTCTCATAAGCCAGGGGGGTGGTTCGAGTCCACGCTACGCTACAAAGGACTAAATGTCGGTGTCAGACACCCACTGCAGAGGGTACAAAGAAGAAGCTGCTTTACATAGTGTGAAAATTGGTTAACGTGATTTTTCGCCCTATGACACATTTAGTTCACTTTTGGTCTTTTAGCTTAGTTGGTTAAAGCAGCTCGCTCATAACGAGAAGATCGCAGGTTCGAGTCCTGCATGGACCACAATTAAATTTTATCCAATAAAAAACAATCGCGCCCCTATTTGGAGACGCGATTTTTAGTTCGTATATTTACCCATAATTAAAAAATAACGGTTATGAAAATCACATTAGAAAAAGGACAGAGATTATTTTTCACTTCCGATACACATTACAACCACTCAAACATTTGTAGAGCAACTACAAAATGGACTGATGCTGATAACTTGACAAGAGATTTTAAATCACTTGATCATATGAATACTGCCTTAGTTGATAGTATTAACAATAAAGTTGGTGAAAACGATATATTAATTCATTTAGGTGATTGGTCATTTGGGGGATTTGAAATGATCGAAGAATTTAGAAACAGGATTGTATGTAAAAACATTCATCTTGTATTAGGTAACCACGATCACCACATTGATAACGATAAAAATGGTGTTAAATCATTATTCAAATCAGTTAACCATTACATAAACCTAGATTTGAGACGTCCTATAAACAAAGCAACAACTGAAAAGTTTAAATTTGTTTTGATGCACTTCCCAATTGCAAGTTGGGATAATATGAGCACTGGAGTAATTCATTTACACGGTCACGTTCATTTACCTGAACATTTAAGAATAGCAGAAGGTAAAGCAATGGATGTTGGAGTAGATGGGAATGATTTAGAGCCAATTTCATTAGATGAAGTAATATCTTTAATGAAATATAGAGAAGTTAAAAAATTAATTTTACCTAAAGATCATCACGAAAAAAGAATTTAATATGAAGGAATTGTTTTTATTAAGAGGATTACCTGGAGCAGGAAAATCAACATTGGCAGAATCAATAGGTGGAGTATGGGTTGAAGCAGACCAATATTTTATTAATCCTGATGGTGACTATGTGTTCGATGCTTCAAAACTAAAGTATGCACATAGGTGGTGTCAAGATACAGTAGAACAATCCATGTTATGGGAGAGTGGAATAGGGATGGAAAAAATAACAGGAGGAAGTTCTAGAATTGTAGTATCAAATACCTTCACACAAGCTTGGGAAATGCAACCATACTATGACTTAGCAGAAAAATATGGCTATGGAGTTTACTCCTTAGTAGTAGAAAATAGACACGGAGGAGTAAATGAACATGGAGTGCCTGAAGAAAGATTATTACAAATGAAAAATAGATTTGAAATTAAATTATAAGATAATGGAAAATAACAACAGCTGCTGTTTTGTAGCAAAAATAAATGAAGTAAGAGCAATTGAAGGTGCGGATAACATCGAACTTGTAATAGCAGGTGGTTGGAATGCAATCACAAAGAAAGGTGAATTTAATGTAGGAAATTTAACTGTTATAGCAACAACGGATGCTGTAATACCTGAAGCACTTTCTGAAAAGATGGGAGTAACTAACTACTTAAGAAAAGGTACAAGAGTTAGAACTGTTAAACTAAGAGGAGTTTATTCTGAATGTTTAATTATCCCACATAAATATGTCAGATCTATATACATGCTGGCTGGAACCGATTTAATGGCACATTTAGGTATTACTAAATACGAACCTCCAGTTAAACAAATCCAACTAGCATCAGGTAGAAAAATCAAATATAGAGATAATCAAAACTTTCACATCTACTATAAATTTCCTAACCTTAAAAATGTTGATGGGATGTTTACAGGAGAAGATGAAGTTCAAATCACTAGAAAGATTCACGGAACTAATGCTAGATATGGTATTGTAAAAAAATCTAAATTAACATTTTGGGATAAAGTAAAAAAATTCATAAAACTAGCTGATGAATTGGTTGACTATGAATATGTTTATGGTTCTCATAATTGCGAAAAAGGGTCTGATACCCAAGGATTCTACTCAACTGATGTTTGGAGAACAATTGCTGAAAAGTATGATATCAAAAATAAACTTTGGCAGGAAGCAAAACGACAATATCCTGAACTAGGTGAAGGAATTATCCTTTATGGGGAGATTTATGGAGCAGGTATTCAAAAGAATTATGAATATGGTTTAGAAGAAATGGAATTTGCTGCTTTTGATATCAAAATAAATGGAGAATATTTACCAACTGAAGTAACTGAAGTTATAACTCAAGATTTATTAGAGTTACCCCATGTAGAAGTACTTTACGAGGGTAAATGGGATCAAGATATTCAAGATGATTTTGTATTTAAAAACTTTATTGAAGGAACAAAAGTACCACATGAAGGAATTGTAATAAAAGATATCTCAGGTGATAGAAAAAAAGTAGCTAAAATAATCAATCCCGATTATTTAATCTATGGAGAAAAAAATGATGTGGGAGATAGTCATTAAAATTAGGGGGACCATTTGGTCCCCCAATTTATTTTTAGTATATTAAATGGATTAATAGATATTATAAAAAAAAACTTGGATATCGTAATTATTTTTCGTATTTTAAGCTAAATAAATAGCACAATAAAGTTATAAATTATGGCCAAATATAAAAAAGACAGAATTATCCCAAAAACAACAAAGGAACAAAGAGTACAACTACATGATGGGTATGACCCCAAAAAACAACAACTCCCAGATGCAAAAAAGCATCAACAAATAAGCTTCCTTAAATCCTTTATCCGTATTTTAGGGTATATTTCCTTATGTTATAGTTTGGATATGGCAGTAGGTTTACTTATATTGAGTGAAGGAATAGGAATTATAGAAGAATTAGTATAACAATTAAATAAATAAAACAATTAAATAAATAAAACAATTAAATTATGAAATTATTATATTTTTCTGCACCTTGGTGCTCTCCCTGTAAAGTATTAGGACCCCAAATGGAAAGAAGTGGTTTATCTTATACAAAAGTAGATGTTGACACTGATACCGAACTATCAACCAAATATGGAATTAGAAGTGTCCCTACATTATTAAAAATAGATTCACAAGGTAATGAAATATCTAGAATAACAGGTATTAGATCTGAATCAGAAATTAAATCTTGGTATAATGGGTAAATTTCAATCAAGTAAAGTGTTTGATGGTTTCAGTACAGTATTTCGTCAATGGAAAGCAGAAACAACACATTGTAGATTTGTACACGGATATGGTATATCATTTAAAGTCTACTTCGAAGGTGAATTAGACGATAGAAATTGGGTTTGGGATTTTGGAGGTATGAAACGAGCTAAAACTTTAATTGATGGTAAATCACCAAAAGAATGGTTTGACTACACCTTTGATCATACTATGATTATAGCAGAGGATGATCCAGAATTAGCAGCATTTAAAATGATGGATGATGCTGGTGTGGCTCAAGTAAGAGTAATACCTGCAACAGGTGCTGAAAAGTTTTCTGAATATATTTTTCATAAACTTAACACATTTGTAAAGGAAGAAACTAACAATAGAGTAAGAGTTATAAAAGTAAAATTTATGGAGCATGGGAAAAATGCTGCATATTATAGTGAATAAACAACCACTTAAAAAAATTATGGAACATAAAAAATTAGGAAGAATCCAAGGGGAGGATAGAAATAACCCTAAAAAAACAGGTATAGTAGAATTATACACTGCAGTACAAAGTGAAGGCTCACGAGCAGGATACCCTACAGTAGTAATTAGAACTACAGGATGTACTCACAGATGTTACTTCGGTGAAGGAGGGTGGTGCGATTCCTGGTATACTTCAATACACCCAGAAAAAGCTTTATATACATTTAACGATGTAGTTGAGATGTATAAAAAAAATCCTCATATCAAAGAAATGATGCTTACCGGTGGTTCTCCTACAATGTGGTCGGCATTAGTAAACGAATTAACACACTTTGCACATGAAAGAAATATCTTTATTACTATCGAGACTGAAGGCTCACATTTCCTTCCAACTGACTATCCGATTAATTTACTATCAATTTCTCCTAAGTTCTCAAATTCAGTCCCTGTTGTTGGAGTGGAAACACCTCAAGGAGCGATTACAGACGAGAAAATGATTAAACAACATAATAAGTTAAGACTTAATTATGATGCAATATCAAAATCAATAGCCTACCATTCAGATTACCATCTAAAACCCGTATGGGATGGGGTAAATCAAGAAGCCTTGGAAGAGATTATGGGCTGTATTAAAATACTAGACATACCTCAAGACAAAGTATGGTTTATGCCTAGTGGGGATACAAGGGAAGCTTTATTTCAATCATATCCAAGAATGTTTGATTGGGTGAGAGATAATGGATATAGGTTGACTTGGCGACCACACATAATTGCTTTTGAGCAAGACAGATGTGTGTGATAACGTTTAAAGACGAATGAAAAGTATAGTGGATAAGCAAGAAGCCCTTCGTATATTGGAGGAAATAGAGGAGAATATTAACGTCTGTTGTGCTATAACAATGGAACCAGACGAAGTATTAGTTTTAATTGATAAAATAAAAAGTTATATAAATGAACAAACGTAGAAAAATCCACGAAGAACTAGAAGTGGTAAAAGAGGGATTTGCCAATGGTGTAGCACCTGGGTTCCCTTTAAATGATTTACAAAAACAACACATGATTGAAGATGCAACTGAGGCCTTTGGTTCTTTTTTAACAGCATTAAAATGCGATTGGCAAAACGATCCAAATTCCATGGAAACTCCCCGTCGTGTAGCAAAAGCATATGTCAATGATTTATGGGCCGGTAGATACACCGCAATGTCTCCAATTACTTCATTCCCATCGGATGGTTATGATGGTATTATAATTGAACGTAATATACCATTAATTTCGATGTGTTCTCACCACCACCAAACAATAGATGGTGTAGTTCATATTGGATATATAGCAGGAGTAGATGGTCAAGTAATTGGTTTATCTAAACTAAATAGGATTGTAGAGTTATTTGGTAGGAGAGGAGCAATTCAAGAACAATTAACATCAGCTATCCACAATGCAGTAGAAAAAATTACTGAGGGTAACAAAGGTGTTATTGTAACTGTAGTAGCAGGACATAATTGTGTAAGTTGTAGAGGTGTTAAACACCAAGGTGCTTCAATGATCACAACTATGGCATCTGGAGTTTTTAAAGACAATGCCAATTTAGCACGTCAAGAATATTTTGATTCTATCAAAATTAATAACGGAGGACATAATATATAAGATATGTTAAAAGTAGATAATAAAATATACTTAAGCTGGGACGATATCAATGATTTAGTTGATACTCTATGCGAAAAAATCATTACTGAATTACCTAACATAGATTCAGTATTTGGTTTAAAACGTGGTGGTTTAATTCCAGCTGTAATGGTATCCCATAAACTAGGTTTACCTTGGTCTGATGTAATGTTACCTAATACTTTAGTAATAGATGATATTTGTGACACGGGAATAACGCTTTTAAACACAATAGGTTGTTATACCGCCGTACTCCACCACAAACCCCATACCGCGCGTTATACACCGAGTATATGCGCAGTAACGCACGAGGGTGATGAATGGCTAATTTACCCTTGGGAGAGAAATGATAGTGCCCCTATTCAAGATTATAAATTAAATAACAAATAATAAACACTAAATAATAAATAAACAAAAACAAATGACAAAACAAGAAATTTTTGAGAGTATTGAAGCAAATTTCAACATCTTAGCAGTAGAAAACAAGGGAACAACAAAAGCTAGCCAAGCAAGAGCAAGAAAAGCAGCACAGGCTATTAAAAAAGTAATCACTGATTATAAAAAAGCATCAGTTGCTGAAAGCAAATAAATTATGAATTATTGGCAAGTAGACGTAAAGTTAGTAGTGGAACACGAAAGTGGTAAAATCCAAAAGATAACAGAAAAGTATTTAGTAGAAGCAGTATCACCAACAGATGCAGAAGCTAAAGTGTATAAAGACTTTGAAGGGGAAAGCAATTTCTCAGTTGAAAAAGTTGTAAAAACAAAAATTATTAAAATTATATCTTAATGAGTAACCAATTAAGTTTATTTCCTAAAAATAATGGCAACTGGAGTGAAGTGAACGGGGACACAATTATTAACCCCGTCCCTTTCGTCGATGAAGTAGAAATTTTTAATCGCACGTTCGGAAAATCAAATGCTTATGAACCAACAATACCAGAAAAAAAGGAGTGGCAATTTGTATACGACTTTGTACTTGAGGAACTCGAAGAATATAGACAAGCTTGCGAAAACGGAGACATCGTGGAAGTTTTGGATGCTATTTGTGATCTTGCTTACGTTGCCACTGGCAACGCCACTATGTTACATGGTCTTAAAGATAAGGTATGGCCAGCCTATCAAGAAGTACAAGCAAGTAATATGTCAAAGTCTTGCGCGACTGAAGAAGAAGCCGTGGCGACTGTCGCCCAAAGAAGTGAAGAACTCTCTGTCATATGCCATTATGAGAAAGTCGAGGACAGATTCGTAGTATATAGAACATCAGATCGTAAAGTGATGAAGTCAATCAATTATTTCAGACCCGATTTACACCAGTTCTTTACAGATGAAGAAATTATAAAGTGTAAACTACAACAACATTTAGGCATCTAGAGGGAACGAAGGGGGAACGCTTTACATATGTATAATAAAATATAATATGCAAACTTGTCCCAAATGTAAGGTTGAAAAACCTTTAACAACAGAATTTTTTTATAGAAATAAATCTAATGTTAGAGGTTTTCAATACACTTGTAAAGAATGCCACAAAACTCATTATAAGAGAAAGGATAATTATAGATGGTATAGCCAAGAATATGATTCAGCTTATAGGATGAAACGTTATAGAAACGATCCTGAATATAGGTTATTACATCAACTTAGAAGTAGAGTTAATCAATATCTAAAAAAAGGCAATCAAGATAAAACAATTGATTTTCTTGGTTGTTCTATCAAAGAATGGGTCGTATATTTAGAGCAACAATGGGATGATAATATGACATGGGAAAACCATGGTACCTATTGGGAAATAGATCATATTCATCCATTAAGTAAAGGTGGTAGTTTTCATTATACGAATACTCAGCCAATGGAAGTTATAGAAAATAGAAAAAAAAGTAATAAGGTTATATATGTACAAAAAATGTTACGTAGGAAATAAGTATAGAAAAGGATTACCTAATGTATGGGAAATGCATATATGGGAATCAGATGGAGGTCATAAAATGGTTCCTTATGAAAGTTTTGCTTATGTAGAAGATGAAGAAAGCTATACTTGTAGAGGATTAAATGGTGAAAAACTAAGACCAGTTTCTAATTGGTATTATAACAGGAATAAACCTGAAAATAATACTTCTAATCTTCATTTTCATGATATGAAGTTACATCAAAAGTACCTAATTGAAACTTATGGTACTAATGATGAACCATCTACAGGTCATCAAGAATTATTTTATGATATTGAGTGTGAAATAGGGGGAGCTTTAACTGAGGAATATATTGAAAGAGCACCAATGCCTATTACTTCAATAGCATTTTGGCATAAACAATCAGGAAGTTGGGGTTGTTTAATCTTAGACCCTAAGGGACAAGTAAAAGAAGATACTGAAAGTAAAAAGAAAATATTACCTTTTAAAACTGAAGCTAAATTGTTACTATATTGGGTTAAGATTATCCAACAAATACAACCAGATATTTTAATAGGGTATAATAGTGATTATTTTGATAATCCTTATACCTACTATAGAATTTGTAATGTTTGTGGTAAAGACGTAGCAGACCAAATGTCCCCGCTTTACGGTAAAATATCTGAACCCGTAAAATCTAAAAAATATAGTAAGTGGTTTTGGAAAGATGGAATGTCTGTAGATATAGTTGGTATTGAATCTTTAGATTATATGAGACTTCATAGAAAATATAGTTTTAAGGATGAACCATCTTGGAAATTAGATTCTATTGGAGAAAAATATGCTGGTATAAATAAAATTGAATACGATGGTAATCTAAATGATTTATACACAGATGATATTAATAAATTTGTTGAGTATAACTTTAGAGATGTTGAAATTTTACAAAAATTAGATGAAAAACTCCAATACTTAGCATTAACAAAAAACTTAGCACATAAAGGGAAACATAATTATAGTGAGGTTTATTCTAATAGTATTACTCAAGATGGGGCCATATCAGCTTATTTGCTAGGTCAAGGTATTATACCTAATAATAAAGAAATTCACCCTAGAAAAAAAGAGGGATATGCTGGTGGTTATCTTTTTTGTCCTAAAGCTGGACTTTATAAGTATATGTTTGATGAAGATTTAACATCACTATACCCTTCAATTATTATGACTATAAACATAGGTAGAGAAACTTATGTAGGGAGAATTATAGATGCTGACGATAGAAATAATCGCTTAGGTTTAAATGACTTAAAAGAAATGGACCCCAAATCTAAAGTAAGATTTGAAAACACTAAAGGATTACAAGAATATTGGGAAGTAGGTAAGATAATTAAGGCCGTAATAAAAGGTAAATATGCAGTATCAGCAAATGGTTCATTTTTCTCTACTAACCGAACTTCAACTTTATCTGCTATTTTAAGTAAATGGTTTGATGAACGTGTTTTATATAAAGGACGTATGAAAAAAGCATACAAATCAGGAAATACTGAATTAGGTGAATACAACCATTTAATGCAGTATACAATGAAAATTTTACTAAATAGTTTATATGGTGCAACTGCTCTCCCTAATTTTAGATATGGGATGAATGATGCTATTTTGAGTGAAGCCATTACACTATCTGGCCACAGAATTATACAGGAATCTGCTTTAGCAGCAAACCGTCACATGAATAAAGTAATAAAAGGAACACTAAAATTAGAAATATGACATTAAAAAAACAATCAATCAGATCTAATGCTACAATTTCAGTTGATGGTAAAATTCCAACAAAAGATGAATTAATTGAAATTAGCGAAACTTGGAATGAAAACCAAGAAATCTTCTTTAAAAAAATGCTTCAACAAGGAGGGTCATTTACTTTAAAAGGAAAACAATATAAAGTTCTTAAAATTGAAAGAGTTGACTTAGATTCAAATGGTAACCCCCCTAAAACAACCCAACCAATCTCCACAGAAAAAACATTTTAAAAAAACATAAAATGAAACATTTAGAAGAAGTACCTTGGTGGATTTGTGATGAAGAGGATACAAATTACGCAGCTTATTGTGATACAGATTCAGTATATCTAGATGCCGAACCCTTATTACTTTACTTATACCCAGATTTTGAATCATTTGATGCTAAGGAAAAAGATGACATCTTAGAAAAAGTAGCATTAAAGTACCAAGATGTAATTAACGAGGATTATGATAGGCTGGCACGTGAAGCGTTTAATGTTACAGAACATAGACTTGAAATGAAAACTGAATGTGTTATTCGTTCAGCTTATTTTAGAGCAACAAGACGTTATGCACAATGGATTACAAAACAGGAAGGTATTGAAAAAGAAACATTAGATATTAAAGGTCTAGAGTTTATGAAGGCTAATTTCCCACCTATTTTAGGGGAGTTCTTCAACGATATCCTTCAACAGGTATTAAAAGGTAAAGAAAAGGAAAGTATTATAGGTCAAATTAAAATATTTAAAAAACAAATACTAGATGGTTCTATACCTTTACAAAAATTAGGGAACCCAACATCAGTTAAACAATTAAGAAAGGTATACAAACACCGAGAGGATGGAGTAGAAAAACTATCAGGTTATATTGTTAAAGACCCTAGACCAGGAGAAGTATTTAGTGAATTAAGAAAAGGAGCACCTGCACCTGTTAGAGCAGCAGTTAGGTATAATGATTTATTAAGGTTATGGGGTTTAGATAAAAACCATAATTTAATTACATTTACGGATAAAGTAAAATGGATTTATTTGAAAGATAACCCATATAAGATAGAGGGTTTAGCATTTTTAGATTATGATATGCCCGATAAGATAGTAGAATTTTTAGCATTATTTGCTGATAGAAAACGAATATTTGATACCATATTATTATTAAAATTAGAGGGGTTTTTTAGTGATTTAGGTTGGAGTCTAGATTTAAACCCTTATGTTAATGCTTTTGATTCTTATGAAATTTAAAATAAAAAACAATGATAAATAAAAATTTATTACAATCTTTCATCTCTAAATATTATTTAAATGGGAGATTTAATGCTGTAAAATGGAGGATTGAGGATAATACTTTAACAGTATATGCAGGAGAATCCGGAAGGGTTTGTAAAGTAGAACTAAATGATTTTAGTTTAGAAAATAAAGAAATAGGAATATTTGATACTCATAAATTATCAAAATTATTATCTATAACTACTGGGGATTTATTATTAACTTTAGATTCTCAAGGAGCCTTATCTAATAAATTAAACATAGCAGATGAAGGATTCGATTTAAGCTATTCACTTTCAGACCCTCTAGTAATACCTAAAACCAAATGGTATAAAGATCCTGAAACGTGGGAAATGGAATTAGAATTATCACCAATAGATATAGATAATTTAATTAAAGCAAAAAATGCCTTGTCAGATTATGATTTTTTAAATATAAAATCAACTAGAGACACAGATAATAACTTAACTAGTGAATTTGTATTTGGGGATGGTAGTAATTACTCAAATAAAATCACATACAGAATTGGAGGGATAATTGATGAATCCTTTTTAGATCAACCTATGCCCTTTGATTCAAACCTATTTAAAGAAATATTGAGTGCTAATAAAGATATGGATGTAGCATATTTTAAATTATCCTCAAAAGGAATGGCTAAATTTATATTTATATCAGATAATATTAACAGTACCTACTACATAGGTAGACAAGAATAAAATTATGAAAAACAAGTATTTTGATTCATCCCCCCAAACTGAATATGGTTATATAAATAGCAACCAATTTAGTGCAAACCCTTTACCTAATAATAGATTTTGGGTAGCTGAAAACTTTTATAATAACCCCGAGGAGGTTAGAGATTTTGCTTTAATGCAATGGTACCACGATGATCCTGGGTATTTGGGGTTAAGAACCAGGAAACAATTCTTTTTTGAAGGTGTAAAAGAAAAAATAGAGGGTATAATGAATAAAACCATTACTAAATGGGAAGATTATGAAATGAATGGTAGATTCCAGTCAAGTAAAGCAGGAATTAAACCTGTATACCACTGCGATTCACAACAATATGCGGCCGCTGTTTACCTAACTCCGAATGCACCTACAGAATCCGGGACCTGTTTTTATATGCATAAAGAAACTAAGTTAAGAGGTGGGGAAGAAAATATAATGGAGGCTTTTAATCAACATACTTTTGTAGATTCAACCCCGTATGTTAAAGTAGACGAAGTAGGAAACATTTTCAATAGAATAGTTATTTGGGATGCTAGATTAATCCACGCAGCTCCTGTATATTTCGGTTGGGATATTAATTCCTCCAGACTATTTCAATTATTTTTCTTCGATGTTAAATAAAAATTATATATGTATAATAGAATTTAATATTGCAGCAGCTAGGGCGCGCAGTTATATTCACAAATAATTAACCGAGAGCTTCGGCCTCACAAAACTAAATGATATGAGTACATTAAAATTATTGGAAAGGCACCTAAGTCCTTTCGACATTCTTTTTAAGAACCACTTCAATGTTGGCGATCAATTTGCACCAGCATTAAATTCCGTTATATTCACAAATAATTAACCGAGAGCTTCGGCCTCACAAAACTAAATGATATGAGTACATTAAAATTACTGGAAAGGCACCTAAGTCCTTTCGACATTCTTTTTAAGAATCACTTCAATGTTGGTGATCAATTCGCACCAGCATTAAATTCAAAACAACCACATCCACTAAATATCTTCTATGATGATATAGGACTTCATTTTGAAGTTGCCTGTACTGGGCTAACTAAAAAAGACGTCATTATTGATATCGAGGGAGATATTCTAAAAATCACTTATAACAAACCCCAGGATGAAGCATTCCATGAAGGTATGATTTATAATGGATTATCTAAAAAGTCATTTGATTTAAGATATAAGATTGCACCTAAATTTGATTTATCACAAACAGATGCATCCCTAACAGATGGGTTATTAAAGATTTTTATACCACTAGCTGAAGAAGCTAATTCAAAATCAATTAAAATTAAATAAAAGTTATTGCAAAAAAGCGTGTCCTAGCGCAATATTATTCGTATATTACGGTCTAATAAAAAGTTATAAATATGTCAGAAACCAAAGTACCTAAGAAAAGGAAATCCATTCAAACTATTCGAGACCCCAGACTAGAACCGTTTTTTATCACAAAAGACGAGTATAGTTACACCATCAAGCAAGTAGTAACTTCAGATTCTTCTCACTTTAGAAGTAAAGGTAAGAGTAAAACTTATGAGAAATCACTATACTATGTTTCAAGTATGGCCCAAGCATTAAACAAAATCTCCAAATTAAAATGTGATATGGATGATTATAATAGTTTAGATGATTACATAAAAGAATACAAAGAAGTAGCTGACCAAATTCAGTCATACACTGATGAATATAATAAAATTCACCAACAATTAATTTATAAAAAAAACAAAAGCAAAAACAATGAAAATTAAAGCAATTTATAATGCATGTATTGTAAAGCCTATAGAGGCTGAAGAAACTGTATATGGGAATATTATAGTTCCAGATATGGGGAAGGATACAAACACCTTTGGAGAAGTTATCTCAGTAGGTCCTGGTAATTTTTCTTTTTCTGGAATACGAATTCCAACTCAATTAAAAGTAGGAGATAAAGTAGTATTACCTACACAAGGTTTTACAAAATTACCATATAATGGAGAAGAATATTATATAGGTCCTGAAAACCAAGTATTAGCAGTAATTGAATCCGAGGAAGATTTAACAGAACAAGAAAATAAAAATTAATATGGAGAATCAAATTCACTTTGGTAAAGATGCCAGAACAAAATTAAAAGTAGGAATTGATAAATTAGCGGATGCTGTAGTATCAACCCTAGGACCTAACGGTCGAAATGTAGTTATATTTAAAGGAATAAACGAAGCCCCACAATCTACAAAAGATGGTGTAACTGTAGCTAACTCATTTGTTTTAGATGATCCTAGTGAAGAATTAGGTGTTTTACTTATTAAACAAGCAGCAGTTAAAACAGCCGAAAAAGTAGGTGATGGGACTACCACCTCTACCTTACTGGCTCGAGAAATGATTAATCAAGGACTTTCGGCATTAGATAGTGGTGAAAATGCTGTACAAATTAAAAGAGACATTGACTCAGCAGTTAAACAAGTAATTGAAAATCTAAGATCATCAATATCTGAAGACATTTCAGGTGATGAACAATTAGAACAAGTAGCCAGTATATCTTCAAACAATGATACAGAAACTGGAAAATTAATTGCCCAAGCTATTGATAAAGTAGGTTTAGAGGGTGTAGTACATATTGAAGAATCTAGAACTGGTGAAACATTTTTAGAAACAGTAGAAGGTATGCAATTTGATAGAGGTTATAAATCTCCATACTTTGTAACAGACAATAATACAATGTCATCTACATTAGATAATCCTGCAATTTTAATTTTAGACCAAAGACTAAATACAGTAAAAGAATTATTACCAATTTTAGAAGCAGTATCAGCTCAAGGTAAATCCCTTTTAATTATTGCTGAAGATATTGATAATGAAGCTTTAGCTACTCTTATTGTAAATAAAATGAGAGGAACAGTTAATGTATGTGCTGTTAAATCTCCAGATTTTGGAGAAAGACGTAAACTAGTCCTTGAAGATATTGCAATCACTACAGGTGGTGTTGTATTTAGTAAAGATAAAGGAATGAAACTTGATAAATTTAGTTGGGATTGGTTCGGTGAAGCTAGAAAAGTAACAGTAACTAAAGACCAAACAACAATTGTAGATGGTAAAGGAACAGTTGAGTCTATCGAAACTCGTATTGAAGAATTAACTCAACAAATTGATAAATCTACTACTCCATTTGAAAAAGAGCAATTACAAAATAGATTAGCTAAATTTGTAGGTGGTGTTGCTATTATTCACGTTGGTGGTAATACGGAAACTGAAATGAGGGAGAAAAAAGATCGTGTTGATGATGCATTGCATGCTACCAAAGCAGCTATTGAAGAAGGTATTGTTCCTGGAGGTGGAAAAGCTCTATTAGCTGCACGCGAAGGTATAGATGTAAATACTAGAGGGGGGAAAATTGTTTATGAAGCATGTGGGTCTCCATTCCAACAAATTCTAAAAAATGCAGGAATAGATAAAACAGATTCATATATTTTAGCTCGTGATATCATTAAAAATAATACTATATGGGAGTCATATAATCTTAAAACATGCCAAATTGAAAACTTTAAAGATGTCGGAATTATTGATCCAACCAAAGTCACAAGATTAGCACTAGAAAACGCAGCATCTGTTGCTGGGACTGTATTACTAACAGAATGTACTTTAACTCAAGATAAAAAATCTCAAAATGAGAGAATGAGACAAGCACAGGAAGGACCAGGTGCTTTTTAAAAACAACTTAATAGGGGAAACTTGTTTTCCCCATTAATTTTTCGTATATTATACACATGGAAAAACAAAAAACACAAATCGAAGAAACTAATATTTTAATCGCAAGGCGAGTACCACCTGGAGACAAATGGAGGTTAGTTGCAAATGAACCAAATGGTACATTGCATAAAACATTAACAGATACATTAGAAGCTTATATGACTAAAACCGGATTCAGAGGAGAATACAGATTAGCACCTCTAAAGGGGGAATTATATGCCATTAATGCTGAAGAAGTTAAAGTAACTATACCAGAAGAGCAAAAATTTAGCATTTATGGTGAGTACTGAGAATAGTTTATTGAACGAAAAATATCGCCCCACAACACTTGATACGTTTGTGGGTAATGAGAATATTAAAAATTCATTAAAAAAATATTTAGACCAGAATGATATTTTAAATCTCATTTTCTACGGTCCTAGTGGAACAGGAAAAACTACATTGGCCAAAATCATTGTAGGGAATCTTGAATGTGATTACATTTACATTAATGCATCTGATGAGAGGGGTATTGAAACTATTAGAGATAAAGTACAGGGATTCGCAAGTACAATTTCATTTGAGCCTATTAAGGTTGTTATTTTAGATGAAGCTGATTTTTTAACAATACAAGCACAAGCTTCACTTCGTAACATTATTGAGACATTTTCACGTACAACTCGTTTTATTATGACTTGTAATTTCGTAGAACGTATCATTGACCCTTTACAATCAAGATGTCAAGTACTTAAAATTATACCTCCATCTAAACAAGATGTAGCTAGACATTTATCTTGGATTTTAGAACAGGAAAAAATTAGATACGAAATGCAGGACCTAGTCCCATTAGTTAATCAATACTACCCTGATATGCGTAAATGTATCAATACTATACAGTTATCTACTATAGATAATGATTTAAGGTTAGATAAATCAATATTAGTATCATCTAATTATATAGATCAAGTGATAAACACCCTATCAGAACGTGATTTAAAACCCAACTATAGGTTCACAGCAATCCGACAAATAATAGCAGATGCTAATGTTAGTGACTTTGATGAGTTATTTAAATCTCTATACTCTAGAGCAAGTGAGTTTTTACCTGGTAAAGAGGGTACAGCTTCTATTATAATCAATGAACACCAATATAAAGCAAATTTTCGTATTGATAAAGAAATAAATACAATGTCATTAATCCAAAATTTAATAAATAATAAATAATTATGCAAGACCCACAATTACACCAACCCCAAATTGATTTGAATAGTACTACTGGAATTACTAACTCAGAAGGTAAAAGTTTATTTCAATCAGGAATTATTTTAAGAAAAATCTCTAAATTTATAGCAGGTACAGAAAATGATGCTATTATGCCTATTCCTGTTTTCTTCGACCCTACAAATAATAAAATTTTAGGAGAAGGCCTCCCATTGGAACTTAGAGAAGAACTTAAAGATGAACTTTGCTAAATGAATAGTATCTTTGATTGGATTAAATGTATTAATAATACTAAACCCCCAGTTGAGTCTTTTACAGACAAAGACTGGGAAGTTTGGAATAGCTATATGATACACCGCTTCCTTAGCATGAATCCGGATTATTTAGAGATTGTTAATTATGTTCAAGATCTACCCCCACAAGAAAAGAAAAAGATATATTCAATTTATAAAGAATTTATACCTAAAAATAATAAATGGAGTAAATATATTAAATCTAAAACTAAGGAACCAAACAAGGAACTAATAGAACATTTGCGAGACCATCTTAAATGTTCAAGTAGAGAAGCAAAAGAATCCATAGGTTTGTTGGATGCCACACAAATTAGTCGTATATTATCGAATAGAGGATTAAACACAAAAGAAATAAAACCATTATTAAAATGACAACACTACTTTACAAAATGTTATTATCTTCAGCTGAAGCCGACAGAGCAAAATCCATGTTATCCTTAGACTTACTAGGGCATAAAGCCGTTGGGATTGGGGACCATTCCACAGAGGATTTTTATAAAAATGCTGAAGAGGCACTTAGAATGTTAATTGATGCTGAGGAAAGGATATTAATATTAAAAAATCAATTTTTTAAACTAACACAAATCAATGGGTGATTCAATAAGTAAATACGAAGAAATGAGCGATAGAGAAATTATGGATGCTAAAAATCCTAAGAAAATTCAAGAATACATTGATGATGAAGTTAATCAAACAATAACTATTTTTGAAGAAGAATACCCAGATCTATCTAATGAGTTTATTAAAATCCAAGCCGAAATGTATGCAATGTTTGCAGCTAAACATCTTGATTATGGGTTAAATAACATTGCTTTAGGCGGAGATATCGTTAATAATAGCAATGATAAACAATTCTCACTAACTGGGTTATGTATTAGATTAACCGATAAAATTTCACGTTTAAAAAATCTATTAGTTAATGGTAGGTCATTTGTTAAAGGTGAAGGTATGGAAGATACATTTATTGATATAGCCAATTATGGAATAATCGGTCTTTTGGTTGGTCGAAATAAGTGGCGTAAATAAAATAATGTTGTGACCTTTGTTGTTACTCTTACTCTTTATAATATGTATAACTGATGGGAAGAATTAAAAAGTATTTGACTAAAGAAGAAAAGCAATTAGCTCAAAAACTTGCTTCCAAAAAGTATTACTGGAAAAATAAAGAACAAGAAGATGAAAAAGCAAAACAAAGATATAAAAACAACAAAAATTTATCTAATAACTAACATTACTGATAATCCTTATGAGGTTTATATAGGTAAAACTAAAGATATTAAAGGTAGAATTAGAAATCATAAAATTAAATATCATAAAAATATCCAAGTAAATGTAATTGATGAATGTAAAATGGAAAATTGGAAAGAAATAGAACAATACTGGATTTCACAATTTCAATCTTGGGGATTTAAGTTAGATAATAAGAATAAAGGAGGTGGTGGTGCTACTAGTTTTACCCAAACTCAAAAAAATAATATTAGTAAAGCTAAAAAAGGGATTAAATTTACCGCTGAACATATTAAAAAATTAAGTAAAGCTAAAAAAGGAATTTGTTATAATAAAACAGGCCGTGCTAGAAATAAGGTTCATAAAAAAGTATTACAGTATACTTTAGATGGGGAATTTATTAAAAAATGGGATGGTGGAGCAAATGAAGCAAATTTAGCTATAAATGGAGTAAGGTTAGGAAGTATAGGTGATTGTTGTAGAGGCAAATGTAAAACTGCCTATGGTTATAAATGGAAATATGAGTAAAAAAATACCTAAAATAATAAAAGAAATACGTAATAATCCTCCTACAGAGGTGAATTATACTTATCAAAAAAACATCTCGTATTCACAGATGTCAATTTTTAGGAATTGCCCCCATCGTTGGAAACTCCAATATAAGGATAAAATTAAACGTTTTACCTCATCTATTCATACTGTTTTTGGAACAGCCATCCACGAAGTAATACAACATTATCTGGATGTAATGTATGAAAAATCAGCAGCACATGCTGATAGAGAAATTAATATGGAAGACACATTCCAGGAAAAATTTATTGCTGAGTATCAAAAGCAATATAAATCAAATAAATCAGAACACTTTTCATCATCTACTGAGATGCGGGAATTTTTTGAAGATGGGGTTGGTATTTTAAATTGGTTTAAGAAAAAACGTAGTTCATATTTTAGTAAACGTGGTTACCATTTAGTAGGTTGTGAAATACCAATCGTTGTAGCACCAAATAAAATGTATAGTAACGTATTATACATGGGGTATCTAGACATTGTCATGTATCATGAACCAACAGATACATTTAAGATAATCGATATCAAAACTAGCACTAGAGGCTGGAGAGATCAAGATAAAAAGAATGAAGATAAACAATTCCAATTATTATTATATAAACAATTCTTTGCTGAACAGTATAATATACCAATTGATAAAATTGAAATTGAATTTTTTATCTTAAAACGAAAAGTATTAGATTGGGATGATGAAAAATTAATGTCACCCCACCAAGCTTATAGAGTACAAACATTCACCCCACCGAGTGGTAAAATAAAATTAGGTAGAGCGAAAAATGCTATTAATAGTTTTATAAACGAATGCTTCAATTCTAGTGGCCAAATAAAGGATATAGATTACCCAAAATCTCCATCTAAATGGAATTGTAGCTTCTGCCCTTACAAAGTAGATAAAGAACATTGTGGGGAAGGAATAATCTACTAATATAATTATATATGTATACCAATAAACGTTATTAAAAATAAATATTATGTCAAATCTAAAAAACCCAATGACACTAACGAGTGTTAAAGTTCAAAGTGATTTATTTGAAAATTTTAAAATTGAATGTGTAAAACGAAAATTTAGTTTCCAAAAGCTTGCCGACCGAGCTATTTTTTTGTATCTTACAGATGAAGATTTTAGACGACAAGTAACAAACCAATCTAATATTGAACTATAAAAAAAAAAAGATGAATAAAAGTTTTGAATATTTACCTAAAGATAAGCGAAAAAAAATAATGCTTGTTTGTGATGATATTAGAGTACACTCAGGTGTAGCTACTGTTGCTAAGGAAATTGTTATAGCTACCTCCCACCATTTTAATTGGGTTAATGTAGCAGGAGCAATTAACCACCCACAAAAAGGACAAAGATTAGATATAAGTGCGGATACTTCAAACCACTCAGGTATTGAAGACGCATCAACCTTTTTATATTGTGTTGATGGGTATGGAGACACACAGGAAATCCAAAATATATTTAATTTAGAAAAACCAGATGCTATAATGTTGATCACAGATCCAAGATATTTTATACATATCTTTAATATGGAAGATCAACTAAGAAAATTAGCACCCATAGCTTATCTTAATATATGGGATGATTACCCAGCACCTAGATATAACCAACCTTATTATGAGGCGTGTGATTTATTAATGGGTATCTCTAAACAAACTGTTAATATCAATAAATTAGTATTAGCAGATGTGGATACAAGTAAAAAAGTATTTAGATATGTACCTCATGGTTTAGATTCTACTCATTATTTCCCCATTACTAAGGATCATGAATTGTATAATGAAATGATGGCTTTTAGAAAAAGTAAAATTTCACTCGATAATGAAGTAAATTTTATATTATTCTTTAATTCAAGAAATATTCGCAGAAAACAAATCCCAGATGCTATGGTAGCTTTTAGAGCATTTTTAGATTCACTACCTGAGGAAGAAGCATTAAAATGTAGATTTATACTTCATACTGAAATTGTTACAGATCATGGAACTGATTTAAATAAAGTTGCAGAGTATCTTTTTGGGGAAAAATATGAAAAGTGTATTATCTTTTCAACCCAAAAACTTGACAGAAAAGGTTTAAATTTCCTTTATAATATAGCAGATGCTCAAGTATTATTAACATCTAATGAAGGTTGGGGGTTAACAATAACAGAAGCAATATTAGCAGGTACACCTATTATAGCTAACGTAACAGGAGGAATGCAGGATCAAATGAGATTTGAAGATGAAAATGGTAAATGGTTTGAACCAAGTGCTGATGTTCCTTCTAATCATAGAGGTACATATAAAAAACATGGTGAGTGGGCTTTCCCAGTATACCCAACTTCAAGATCAATACAAGGATCACCTCCAACACCTTATATCTATGATGATAGATGTGCTTGGGAAGATGCTGCTGATAGATATAAAGAAATTTATAATTTAAGTCGTGAAGAACGTAAAGCTAGGGGATTAAAGGGTAGAGAATGGGCTTTGAGTGATGAAGCAGGATTTACAGCTAAACATCAAGCAAATAGAGTAATGGAAGCATTTGATGCCCTATTTAAAGTATGGCAACCACGAAAGGATTATGAAATAATCAATGCTACTGAACAAAAAGGAAAATTTTTAAATCATAAATTAGTATACTAATGAATAAACCAAGTTTTGTAATAAGTTGCCCATTTGACACTTATAGTGGATATGGAGCACGTTCCAGAGATGTAATTAAAGCCATTATTGAATTAGATCAATATGATGTTAAACTTTTACCTCAAAGATGGGGTGATACTCCTACTAACTTTTGCCAAGACCATGAAGAATGGAAATTCCTTTGGAATCATTCAATCCAACAAATAACTACAAAACCAGATATTTGGATGCAAATTACCATTCCAAACGAATTTAGTCCTGTAGGTAAATATAATATTGGGTGCACCGCTGGAATTGAAAGTACAGGATGTGATCCAGGATGGGTTGAGGGTTTAAATAGAATGGATATGAATTGGGTTTCATCTGAACATAGTAAAGGAGTATTCCAATCAGTTAATTTTGAAAGGAAACACCCACAAACAAACCAGTCAATGGGTTTTACTAAATTAGAAAAACCTATTTATACTATATTTGAAGGTGTAAATCTAGATGTTTATAAGTATTTACCTAATAAAGACGAAATTAGTTTAGATTTGAGTTCAATTAAAGAATCATTTTGTTTCTTATTTGTAGGTCATTGGATGCAAGGAGATTATGGACACGATAGGAAAAATGTAGGAGCAACAATTAAGTATTTCTTTGATGCTTTTAAAAACACCCCAAACCCCCCAGCATTGATTCTAAAGGCATCCACTGGAAGAAATAGTTATATAGGAAGAGAAGCTCTTTTAGATAAGATTAATGTAATTAAAAAGTCTTATAATAAATCCGAGAAACTCCCAAATGTATATCTTTTAAATGGTAATCTCCCGGATACCCAAATGAATGAATTATATAATCATCCTAAAGTAAAAGCAATGGTTTCATTAACCAAAGGGGAGGGATATGGTAGACCCCTATCTGAATTTTGTTTATCTAAAAAACCATTAATAGTTTCAGGTTGGTCAGGACATATGGATTTTATAGATTACAACAATTGTATAGTACTACCAGGAAACCTAGAAAAAATCCACCATTCGGCCGCTAATAAATGGTTATTACCTGAAACCCAATGGTTTCAAGTAGGTTCTAAAAATGCAATTGATGCTTTTAAAGATGTAAAAAATAAATATAAAAATTATGTAGTTGGTGGTAAAAAACAAGGTTTTAAAATTAAGTCTGAATTTAATTTTGATTCAATGAAACAATTAATAAGTGAAACTCTTAAAATTGTACCTGAATTCCCTCAAGAAATTAAACTAAACCTCCCAGGTTTACAAACCCCAAAATTATAAAATATGCAATACGACGAAATTATACAGTGCCCTAAATCAGGTGGCGACCTATGTTATAAAATAGAAGTAAGTAAAGATATTACCAACTTCTACAGCTTATCTTGTGGGTATTGGACTAATACCCTAATGAAACCTAATACAGATTTTTACAAAGAACAATTTGAATTACTCCCTGAGATTTATAAAGATTTAGCTTGGACTGATGAAGAAACCGGATTAGTATGGTTACCAAATAGTGTTAATGTTGAAGGTGGGATGGTGTTTGCTGAAGGTACTAGTAAAAACTCGTGGAAATGGGCGGCCGTAAAGTCTTCTGAATTAAGTGAGGAAGACCAAGTAAAATATAAATCAAAAACAAAACCTGATATGACTACTATAACTCGTTTTGAAGAACGTGATTATATGGATGCTCTTTCGTATATTGGGGTATTACCAGAATAAACTATGAAAATAAGTTATGCCATAACAGTATGTGATGAGTTTCTTGAAATACAGAGACTCCTCACATTACTTTTAAATGATAAAAGACAACAAGATGAAATTGTAGTACTGGTTGATTTAACCAAAAATTCGGCAACATCCGAACTATTAGGATACTTACATAAACTAAGTTATAATGATAAAATCACTTTAGTTGAAGATCGATTTAATAATCATTTTGCGGATTGGAAAAATAGGTTAACTAGAGCATGTAAAGGAGATTATATATTTCAAATAGACGCAGATGAATATCCCCATGATTTACTTATAGAACAACTTCCTAATATTCTAGAAACTAACCCTAGTAATGAAGTTTATTTAGTACCTAGAGTTAATACAGTAGAAGGATTAACACCAGAACATATAGGTAGATGGAGATGGAATGTAGATGAAGAAGATAGGGTTAATTGGCCCGATTATCAGTGGAGAATTTGGAAAAACAAACCAGAAATTAAATGGGAAAATAAAGTACATGAGGTTTTAAAGGGACATAAAACATATGCCCTTCTCCCAGCTATGCCTGAATTAGCTTTATATCACCCTAAAGATATTAAACGTCAAGAAAAACAAAATAATTATTATAACACATTATGATTAGTATAATTATACCAACATATCGAAATCCAGAATACTTAGATATATGTTTAAAGTCATGTATTGAACAACAACACAACAAAAACCAAATTATAGTTGCTGTAGATGGTTTTATAGAAGAAAGTCAGTCGGTTTTAGATAAATATAAAGATAGTATTAGTATTTTAGACTTAGGTGAAAATCAAGGTATGCAAATGGCGCTTAATTTAGGCGTAATGAATGCTACTAATGAAAAAATATTTATTGTAAATGATGATAATGTTTTTTGTAAAGATTTTGATTTAGAGATTGAATCGGGTTTTGATGAAAAAACAGTAATGACTTTAAACCAAATAGAACCTACAGGTCCAGGTATATTTAACTTCCCAGTGAAAGATTTTGGTCGTACACCTAAAGAATTTAAATATGATGAGTTTATTAAGTATGAGGATTCAATTAAAAAAGATGAATTAACAACTGAAGGGGGTATATTCCCATTTGCTATGTATAAAAAATACTATATGGCTGTTGGTGGGTTCGATACAATGTACCAATCTCCATTTATTTGTGATTGGGATTTCTTTTTAAAATTAGATTTAATTGGTTTAAGTTTTATTAGAACACTCGGAGCACATTTATACCATTTTGGCAGCTCAGCTACTAAAAATGGTAAAGAGGGTGATAGATTTAAAGCATCAGAAAACCCAGCAGCCCAAACCTTTATGTACAAATGGGGTATTCCACCACAATTATTTAAGAATAACTCACACAACCCCAAACACGGTATAACTATAAAAGGAATTAAATTCAATTAAAAATTATGATACACGATTTAGAACAAAAAGTTAACCAAATTTACACAGTACCATCCGATATTAACCAACATATTCCCGTTATTGTACAATTAGCACAAGAATGTGACCATATAACTGAAATGGGGGTTAGAACCGTAGTTTCAACTTGGGCTTGGTTAGCAGGAGCACCTAAAGATGGGTTAATTTCATATGACCTTTATAACCCTAAATATTGGTTAGGGGAAAATAACGACCCTATTAAAGATGTAGCAGACACAGCAGAAGCTTATGGTATCAAATTTAAGTTTGTAGAAGCAGATGTATGTGAAATTGAAATTGAAGAAACTGACTTATTATTTATTGATACTTGGCATGTTTATGACCAATTAAAAGAAGAATTAAGAATACATGCTAATAAAGCAAGAAAATATATTTGTTTTCACGATACAACTAGTTTTGCCCACCACGCTGAATCAAATTCATCCGACCACAAATGGGTAGGTAAATTAACTGAAGATAAAGGTTTATGGGACGCGGTCACAGAATTCCTTGATGAAAATTCAGATACGTGGGAGTTACAGAAAAGATACGAACATAATAATGGATTTACAATTATAAAACGTAAATGAGAATAATATACAGAATTAGCGATAGTGGTTACAGTAAAGTAAAACCTGACTATATCACTAATGAAAATTGTTTAGCAAATGCTACAAAAGTTCTTGAGGGGGCTATTTTTCATGTTATAGCAGATAATACTTCACCCGAGACTAATGATATGATACAAAAATATATCACAAAAGATGGTGTAGAATATGTAAGTAAAGGTAATGGGGCAGAAACATTTAATTTAGCGTTAGATAAGGCCTTGACCTATAATGATGATGAAATTATTTATTTTCTAGAAAATGATTATTTACACAAACCAAATTCATTAAAAATATTAAAAGAAGCATTTGAATTAGGAGCATCATTCGTTTCATTATACGATCATCCAGATAAATACATAGGACCAGAACAAGGTGGTAACCCATATTGTGAAGGTGGGGCGGAAGATACTAGGGTATACAAGACAGATTCCGTACATTGGAAGATAACGAATAGTACAACTATGACATTCGCTGCTAAAGTTAGTACATTAAGAGAAAATGAAGATATATTTAGAAAACACACATCAGGGACACATCCAAATGATTTTCAAATGTTTTTAGAATTAAGACAATTAAATGAACTATTAATAACACCAATACCAGGTTATTCAACTCATGGAGAAACAGCCTGGTTATCACCTTTTACACAGTGGGAAAAAATATGAGCAAAAAAGTATTAATTACAGGAGTTGCGGGTTTACTAGGTAGTAGATTAGCAGATTGGATTATTGAAAATAAACCTGAATATAAAGTTGTAGGTATAGACGATTTAAGTGGGGGGTTTAAAGAAAATATCAACCCTAAGGTTGATTTTTGGCAAATGAATTTAATAGACCACCCTATTGAAAATTGTTTTGAAGTAAATAAATTCGATTACGTTTTCCACTTCGCTGCTTATGCTGCCGAAGGATTATCGCCTTTTATACGTAGTTTCAACTATGATAACAACTTAAAGGCCACAGCCCGCATAGTCAATGAATGCATCAAGACCGACGTTAAAAGATTGGTATTTACGTCAACTTTAGCGGTATATGGTCATGGTAATGGGGGTATATTTGATGAAACACAACAACAGGCACCAATTGACCCTTATGGAGTAGCTAAGTATGCATGTGAAATGGATATTAAAATTGCTAATGAACAACACGGTTTAGATTATTGTATTATTAGACCTCATAACGTTTATGGTATTAAACAAAATATATGGGATAAATACAGAAATGTACTAGGTATTTGGATGTACCAACATTTGAATGGAGAACCTATGACAATATTTGGAGATGGTGAACAAACCCGAGGTTTTAGTTTTATAGATGATTCATTAGAACCTTTATGGAATGCTGCTGTAAAACCGGAGGCAAGTCAAGAAATTATTAATTTAGGGGGTATTGAAGAACATTCAATCAAAGAAGCAGCTGAAATATTAAAACAGATAATGGGTGCAGGTGACATTATCCATTTAGAAGGAAGACATGAAGTTAAACACTCAATCCCAACATACCAAAAATCAGTTGATATTTTAGGATTTAAACATAATACTACATTAACTGTGGGATTAATAGAAATGTGGAAATGGGCTAAAGAACAACCTATGAGAGAACGTTTTGTATGGGAAAATTATGAATTAGAAAAAGGGATTTATTCATTTTGGAAAAAGTAATATGGAAATAGGAGTTATAGGACAAGGTTTTGTAGGTAATGCATTATATCAAAAATTTAAGAATTACTACAACATAAAAACATATGATTTAGATAAATCAAAATGTAATTCAACTGAACAGGAAGTATTTGATTGTGAAATAGTATTTGTATGTTTACCAACCCCCATGTCTAAAGACGGGAGTTGTTTTACAGGTATAGTTAAACCAACATTAGCGGCCTTGAATGCTAATAATAAGACTAAAATTGTAATAATTAAATCTACTATACCGCCGGGAACAACTGAAAAGTTTAATAATAATTACGGTAATATTAGTATTGTATTTAATCCTGAATTTTTAACTGAGGCCAATGCCATTCAAGATTATGAAAATCAAAATAGAATTATATTAGGGGGTAATAAACAATCAACTTCTATATTAAAACCTATATTTAAAAAAGTATTCCCTAAAGCAGATGTTATCCAAACAGATTCAACTCAAGCTGAAATGGTTAAGTATTTAACTAATAACTTCCTATCAGTTAAAGTAGCATTTGCCAATGAGATGTATGACTTATGTTCTACATTAAATATCGATTATGATAAAGTAATTGAATATGCTACATATGATGAAAGATTAGGAAAAAGCCATTGGAGTGTCCCAGGACCAGATGGTGATTTTGGGTTTGGGGGTCATTGCTTCCCAAAAGATTTAGCAGCAATACTAAGTGTAACTAGAGAACATGATACTATTAATAATGTATTAAAAGCGGCTCAAGATACTAATTATAGCGTTAGAAGAAATAGAGATTGGGAAAAAATGGAGGGAAGAGCTGTTGTATAAAACTTGGTTCCCCCAATAGTTATTCGTATATTTACCCAATAAATAAATACACATATACATAAATGGAATATAAAATGATACCCTGCAAAATTTGCGAGGGAAAAATGCCTGAATTAAGACTAACAACCTATGGTTATAATTTTTGTGTTACCTGTTCTGAAACAGGTGATAGGGTTAAACCTAAACAAGGTGTAGCTGTTATGATGGGAGAAGGTGACCATACTTGGATTGAAACTATTATTATGGATGACATCCAGTATAAAAACTACCAAAATCAAGAAAAAGCAGTAAAAAATCTAGGAAAATCTAATAAGGCTGAAATGTTAAATATGGATAAGGATGAAAGAATACTTTATGGTCCTATTTCAATTATTGATCCTAAAGAATAATAAATGCCAAAAGCAAAACCATTATCTAAACCACAAATACAAGCCGCCCAAGCTAAGACATTGTCAAATATGAGCGCGGCTCGTTATCTTCATGTTTCTTACCAACATTATAAGAGATATGCTAAAATGTATAACATATTTGAATCTCATAAAAACCAATCAGGGGTAGGTATTCCTAAATTTTTAAGAGGGCCTAAAAAAATGCCTCATATGTTAGAGATAATCGAAGGTAGAATATCTGCGGCTTCATTTGACCCCAATAAACTTAAGTATGCTTTAATAGAACAAGGATACCTACCCGAAGAATGTACTGTATGTAAATTTAATGAACGCAGAGTACTGGATTATAAGATGCCATTACTTTTACATTTTAAAGACAAAAATAGTAACAACTATGGGTTAGATAATGTTCAATTATTATGTTATAATCATTATTTTTTACAAGTTGGTGACATATTTAATAAAAACGATGAAAAACAAATTGAATCCCAAACAGAACATTTTGGAACTACTGAAAGGATTGAATTCGAAGTAGATGATTACCATTTACAACGTTTAAGAGAATTAGGATTGGATGATGATATAGATGATACTAACCAATACATTAGTAGAATATAATGAAACATAAAAATCATAATAAAATAGTTAAAGATTACGATAAACAAAAAAGTAATCATTTATCTCGTTTAGCGAGTAAAATTATTAAAAATGATGAAAAACAACAACAATTAAAAGCAAAACCAATTAAGGGTGATTTTTTAGATAATTTCTAATATATAACTAATTATAAACATAAAACCAAAACATATGAAATTTAAACATAGTTGGGAATTAAACACAACAGATGAATTAGATGAAATCTTTAATGGTGGGAAAAAGGAATTATCTGATATTATTGTAGATGTAGCATTGGAAAATGTTAAAACTAAAAGAAAAGTAATCCCGGTTATTACAATTTATACTCAAGATACTGATATGACATACGATATAGTAATTGAGCGTGAAGATATGACTGAAACCTTGGAGGTTAATTTAGATACAATGGAAGATTATGAAGATTATGAGCGTTGCTTTAAAATTCAAGAGGCCCTAGTTTATCTTAAAAAATAAAAATAAAAAATAAAAGTTATGATATACAAATACGATAAAAACCAATTATTATTTAAAAAAAATTGGAAAGGTGTAAGATATTTAGTAGGGGTAGTTATTATTCTACTATTATCCTCTTTTATTAGTGGTAGATATTTAAAATTCGAATCATTAGAGACATTTGAAAAGGAATTAATTGTTTTAAATATTCAAGCTGAAAAAAATAAATTTACTAAGGAGAAATTTGTTAGTGAGCTCAAGCGTTTAAATATTAAACATCCCCACATTGTAATGGCCCAATCTATTATTGAAACAGGACATTGGGGGAGTAAAGTATTTAAAGAAAACCATAATCTATTTGGGATGAAACAAGCTAATGTTCGTATTAATACAGCATTGGGTACTCAAAATAACCACGCATATTATGAAACTTGGATGGAAAGTATCTATGATTACGCATTCTATCAATGTAGATACTTAGGTGGAATTAAAACAGAAGATGAATATTATGCTTATTTGGATAAAAGTTACGCTGAAAATGAAGATTATGTTAAAATTATTAAATCAGTTGTAGAGAAAGAACAACTAAAATATTTTTTTCAATAATTATAAGAAAAAAATAAATTTAAATGGCAAAAACAATATCTTCATCAAAACAATTTACACCACAGGGTGCAACTAAAAGAAAAGGAGTACATGCTAAAAGTAAAACTTCTAAAAATGTAAATAGTAAAAACTACGTTAAATCTTACGGAGGTCAAGGTAGGTAAATTAAACATTGGTAAAATTTATACATAAAAATTAGGTTACCGCAATAGGAGGTTGTATATTTATGGTATAATAATAAAATAAAGGTTATGTTATACGAATTTCGAAATTATAATAAACATGGTAACATTAGAACAAGAATAATACCTTGGCCTAATGGTAAAGCCTTTGGAATTAATCCAAGTGGTTTTGGTGGTTATATTGGTGTTGGGATATTCAAATATGAATACCGAGAACCCTTAATTCCACCCCATTTATGTATAATTAATGGTCAAAAATATATTATGCCAATTTGGAAACCAGTTTTAATGGAGACTGAGTTAAATGATATAAAATGGATTAAACCAAAACCCAAAAAGGTGGAAAATAAACAAGAACCCATAATAGAAATTAACAAAAGTAGTAGCAGTGATGCAACTTACACTACTAAGTATTACCCAACTTCAGGTAAATACCATTGTGATTGTCCAGGTACTTGGAGAACAGGTGGTAATTGTAAGCACGTTAAGGATTTAAGAATTAAAATTGAAAAGAATGTGTAAATGTAAAGTTACTTGGTGTAATAGTGAAACGGAGTTTTATAATAAATCACAAAAACGATCATTCTGCCCCACTCATTATGAGTATAAAAAATATGCGGCTAATGCTGCTAGTAGACCTTGGTTAATGTATAAGGTTGAAAAAATATTAGATGATAAATTACAATGTGAATGTTGTGGTTATGATGCTAAAATATTTCACCCTAATAGACCAACAAATGAATTAGCTGGGTTGTTTGATATTGACCATATCAACTCAGATTTAAAACATACACCCGAAGGTGAGCAACCTTCAAACTATCAATTACTATGTAAACAATGTCATATATTAAAGTCATATGATGAAGGTGATTATATTTCAAAAAATAACCGCCGATAGATTTGGAGAAGCGAGGAATTGTTCGTATATTTAGGTATATTAATAATTAAAACAATAAAGGTTATGAAAACAATTAAGGTTACAAAACTAGAAAAACAAGTCTTAGAATCACTGGCAAATAATATGTATGCAGAGTTAGGATTTTCAGATGCAGGATATCCTGAATTAAGAGAGGATACAGGACTTACTAATAAAATATTAAGGGGAGTTACTTCTTCTTTAGTTCAGAAAGGATTAATTGACATATGGGATAGAGAGGGAGAGGATTGCCATAAAAATGTAGATATGCATATTATATACCTTACAGAGGAAACTCAAGGGTTGGTTCCTCATTGGGTACAAGAGGAAGATATTGAACCATTACAATTAGTTAATGAATAAAATAAA